CACCGCCTTACCGTCTCGGGATGAGTCCCGAGAGCCGAGGCGATCTCTTGGACGGTTAGAAGTTTTACGCTCACGCAAGCGAATGTAGCCGCGTGTTGCAAACTGTCGAGAGAAATCTTTTGGGAATTTACTCGGAGGGCTGTTGAAAGCCTCGTCGGGCGGCGATTGGCGTGAGGGTTTGGCCGGATTGAGTCAGTTCCCGAACGAACTGCTTCTTCGCCACAAGCAGGCCATCATCGTAAGCCCTCTGGAGCAGCTTGAGCTTGCGCTCGTCACCACCCTGCTGGAATCGAGGGCGCATGAATTCCTGCTCCGCAAACAACCTGCGGTATTTTCCAACGAGTTCGCTGTACCGGTCATACTGCTCCGGTTCCATGCGGTCGTAGGTCTTCTGCTTCCAAGTCAGGCTGGGATTTGGAACCGATGGAATCGCGCTGTTGTCAGCAGTCCTGCGCCAGATCGAGTAGATCGAGGTGTTGAGCGGATCGGCATCAATGTCGCGAGCCTTCCAAGCGTTGAAGAACTGGTAGACCCACGGGTTGCTGCCTTTCGGGGTCTGCTCAACTGCATCTCCCCAGAGGTCTCGGCGGACCGGCATCGCATTCGGATCTTTCGCACCTGGGATTGCAAGACCGAGAGCAGCATATCTTTGGTTCAATTCATCAACCGTATCCTTGATGAAGCTCTGGCCACCGATAACCGGCAACTTGTCGCGCTCAGCGCGGCGCATGGAACCGAGAATCGCAGGAGCCACCGGGGAAGCGGCGGTCACTGCGAAGTTCTTGATCCATCGATCCATCGATGAGGTTGATTCCTGCGAGAGGAGCTTGAGGAAGTCGCTGGTTCCTTTCAGGAACTGCTGCTCCATCACGAAATTGAGTCCAGATTGAGGAACCGCCTTGAAGACCGATGTGGCAAGCTCCTCGTTGGTGCGACCGCGCTCGGCCTGACGCAATGCGCTACCGGCCATGATTCCCAATGCTCCAGCAGTACCGAGTGACGACAGATCGACTACGGTATCACCGCCTTGAAAGTCTGCTTTGCCGCCGCTCACAAGACGTTTAACGGCAGAGAGGTTGATCGTACCAGGAGGCATCACACCACCAGCTTTCGCCAACTCGCGAGCCTTGTTCGTTTCGCCGGGGGTGTCGAGGTTCGGAGTGATCGCACCTTTGTGGTAGAGATAACCGAACGCCGTGGTGATCATAGCCCCGATAGCGATTCGTGATGCAGCAATGTTGCGTTCACGAGGCGTCATCTTGCTCCAGTTTTGCAACGCCCCGGCTGGTGTAAACTGAAGAGCCTCTGCGGCCACGTTGATCGGAGTCTTCTGGAACAGCGAGATGAGTCGATACGGGACGTATCCGGTAGCACCAAGCTTGTCTTTGATGAAGCGATTGATTCCAGCCACCGCCTGAGTCGCGGTGTTGTCTTGTTGAAACACGGCTTTGGCCGATTCAGATGCAATGGTTGCAAGATCGTCCTCGCTGAATCCTTTGCGCCCACGTTGAGCTTCGGCATCGGTTACAAACGCCAGCTTGGGATCGCGCATGGCGATCTGAATCTGAGCTTCGGAGAGACCTTTCTGGCGACCGATTTCGCCAATGATGCGAGCGCGTTCGGCTTGCTTGAACGGAATGTCAGTAGCTTGCGTGAGGCGAAGCATGATGTCAGGCAGGATGCCAACAGTCGCCTCGGTCAGATTGCGAGCGGACAATGCGGAGCCGATTTTTCCTGCGGCCATATCTTCCGCGATCCGCCGCCATGCACGTTGGAAGTTGAGAGGATTTCCGCTATCGGTTCCCAACTCATACGGCATCGCATTTGATCCTTTTAGAAGAGTCTTAAGAGCGGCTGGCAGCGATCTCCCGATTGCATCGATTCGATCAATGGTACGAGCGCGTCTGTTGTAGGAATTGTTCTTATCCTTCGAGAACGTCGCGTCGATGGCTGCGGCACCAGCGTCACCAAGTTCACGAAGCGGGTAATTGATCGCATTGCCAACCACGTTGCGGACGATTGAGATCGGACCCATCACGGAGCCTTGAACCATCGATATGAAGAGGTCTGCGGCATCGGCTGGGTTGATCTTTGCGAGCTGCTCATTGAGAATTACATCAACCTCGGATCGCTTCGCATCGGCCAAGTCCAGTTGCTTGATGCTCTGATTGATCGCGGCGACATCGTTAGCGGCGAAGGCATCACGAGCGACCTGACCAGCGGCGAGAACCTCATCGTTGGCCAACTTGAGCTTGTTCGCTCCATCCATGAGGATGGCTGCTTGCTGCTGGGTCATCTCAGGACGCTTCTTGGCAGCGAGCGAGTCCTGAACAAGTCGAACCAATCCTTCCGGTGTGGAAGAGTTGAGCAGCTTGAACTGATTGATGAGCTGGCCCCAAGTGGTTCCGCTCTTTGCGAGAGCCAGCGCGGTTTTGCTCGCACCGGTCATATCGCCAGAGTTGAGCTGGCGACTGAATATCTCCATACCAGACGCAACTCTGGTGTTGGATGCAGAGTCTGCCAGATCAGCGTTCAGTTCAGACAGCGACATCGCTGATGCACGATCAGCAACTTGGGCGACGTTCTGCTGAGTGTACTGAGCTTCAGAAGACTGGCCTACTGTCTCGCGGACCTCGGTGGGAAGCTGCTCCGCCTCAGCAACACGCCCTGCGAAACTGCGAGTCTTCTGTTCTTCTCCGCGCTGGAACCGCTGCTCCGTTGCTTTTGGAGCATTCACACCCTTCCAAGGAACGGACTCTGTGGTCGCATAGTGCATCCACGCGATGGCGTCTTCAGGCGAAACCTTTCCGGTGAAGAGCTGCTTTGTCGAAGCCTTGAAAGCCTTGAACCAAGAGCGGATCTCGCTGCGCTGGATGTTCGGAATTTGCTCACCAAACGCCTGAATAAGCCCTTCTTCGAGGGCAAGTTCTTGCGCCCGCTTCGGAGTAAGTTTGCCTTCTTGGACCTCGGCATTGCGGGCCAGAAGCTCGCTCTTGTAGGCGGGACTATCTTGAGCAGATTCGAGCAGCGACTTCCGCATCGACGGATTCGTGACACCCTGGAACACATCGTGCCCGATTTCATGGATGGCCGTATCAGCCGTTGCCATGAGCGGATTGACCCGCACTATGCGATTACCCGTATTTGGATCGGACAGGTACATGCCCCGAACCTCGGTGGAACCTGCAAACGGACGATCCAGTTCGATGGTCAGATTACGGCGAGCAGCAATCTTGGCGGCTGAATCGATGTCAGCTTGTGTGATCTTCGCGCCTTCGCCCTGGCGTTGGAGACGGCTGTACAGGCTGTCGTAGATGTCTTGAGCGGCTTTGATCGCTTTCGCGTTCCCGGTCTGCTTTGCCTGTTGAAGATACTGCTCGGCACCAAGAGCTGCTTTTAGCCGCTCTTTTTCAGTCAACGCAGCTTGCCACTTCTCTGGTGCAACACGAACACCGCCTTCAGGTGTAAACGCAGCGGCGCGTTCGCGGGCAGCACCGATTGCTTGACCAAGATACTCAGGCGTTTGGCGAAGTTCGTATTCGCGCATCTTTGCCTGCATCTCTGGAGATTCTGGAGGTATGTCTTTGATGCCAAGACGTTGAAGCTCTTTTTGTCGTGTTTGCGCTCTTTTTGCTTCAGCAACCTGCTCCTGAGCAAGACCCTGAACCATGCTTTCAGATGTCTTGTTGATGTCCAAAAGACTTTGATAAGCATCTTCAAGTCTCTGCTCATACTGCTTTGCAACGAATTCCGGCAACGTGGTCGGATCGCTGATGACGCGAGCGACATCGGGATCGTTGGCCAATTCCTGAATTCGCTCCTTGGGAATCTTAAGCTTAACGCTGTTGGCAGCTTCCTTGATCAGCGTCTCGGTAGGTTCAGTCTCGGATTTCCACCAGTTCTCGTATTGCTTGGCTGCTCGCTCTTCGCTGATGGGGCGATTGCGCTGCTCAGTCTCGGTTCCGAAAAACTGCTCTGGAGCCACCTTTTCTTTCCCGATTCCAAGACGCTCTTCACGAGGAGCGGTAAACTCCTCGGGCGTTTCGGAAAGCAATCTGGCGCGTTCTAGATCCAGCTTCTGAACCGGACCTTCTTGAGGTCCCTCGGACATGCCGAGTTTGCGACCCAACTTGGTGGGGCGATTGAAGAGTGTACCCAGCGCAACGTCCGCCGCGAGCCGTCCACCGGAGAACTCTCCTCCCTGAGCGACATCGGCAACCTGTTGGCCAGTAGCCTGTGCTACGTTGGCTGCTACGTTGACAGCGGGTTCAACGAACCCCGGCTTGGTGATCGCCTCGCGCAGCGTGGTCTGACGAGTCAATGGCCTACCAAGTTCGCTGAGACCCTTGAGAGAAGGGCGAGCTGTCAGAGCAGTGGGTGCAAATCCACCAACGTAAGAAGCAACGGGTTGTTCCTCTTGAGCTTGAGACAGTTTCTGAATCGTTTCAGGAGAGTATTTCTCAAGCAGTGCTTCTTGAGCCTTGCTCGCTCCATACGAAGTTCCAAAGCCACCAATAAGCCCACCGATAACAGATCCTGCTGCGACACCTATTGGACCCAATGGTGCGCCAAGCAAAGCTCCTCCCTCAGCACCTGCAATCGCTCCAGGAATGCCCGCAAGCGCAGGAACCGCGCTGGCAGCAGCCGATCTGGCTCCAGCTTCGAGTTTCCCCATGATTGGGTTTTCAAAGACATTCCCTTCCGCATCTATGTCATAGATCTCGGGATCGAGTTTGTTTTCTATCAACCAATCGCGCTGATTTTTGGTCATGTTATTATCGGCTCAGTTTGTCGAACATGCTGCCAATCCACGGATCATTCATTTGGTATTCAGAATACTTTCCAGACGGCTTGTAACCAGCCTGCTGCATCGCCTGAGCAGACTTGTTCATAGCATCAATGTACAAACGATTTTGAACTTCTTGTGGCAGATTGCGGAACTGTTCAACGGGGAAGTTCTGAGAAACAACAGTTCTCGGAGTTCTCTGGTAAACGCTCGCACCAACTTGTTCGGGCTGCACATTTAGTTCGCTCGCAACATCAGTGTAGAACGGTGTCGTCAGAGTCTGTCTTGCTCCGTATGCAGAAGCTCCACCACGAGATTCAATTTCAGCCAGCTTTCTGTTAATGGCAGCAAACTCCTGCTCTGGAGACATGGGTCCAAGAACTTGAGGTTCAGGTTCAGCTTGAGGCTGAGAAGCGATAGCAGCAGCAGCACCGGATCTAGCTTTTCCAGAACCTCTTCCAACCATCGATTCCCCTTCTCCAGCAGCCGGTCCTTTTGCGATGGGCTTTGCAGCACCAGCAGTACCTCCAGTAGCGGCACCAGCTCCGCTTAGATCGCTTCTAGATAAAGAACCATACGCTTTTTTCATCTCTTCAAGCTGTGGAGCGATTTCCTTGATCTCACCTGCGGTCATATCCCCAAAATCAACATTGAATGAACTGCCATCGTCAGTTTGACGCATCGAGACTTTGTATGGAGAATCCTTTTTATTCCTAAAGAAGTCGGGGTTTGCGGCTTGAAAACGGGTAACAAGATCAGAAGGCCCCTGAACACTTACATCACCGGCAGCGTTTCTACTTACAAACACCTTGCCTTCGTCTTGCTTTGCCCGCCGCGCTTCTTCCTGTTTGCGAAGCGAAACATCGGAAGCACCCCTCATTCTGCGAAGAGATGCAATGTCCATGCTCTCGTATGGACTGACAACGCCAGCTTCAACTGCGGCACGTTCAGTTGGACCCATTTCTGCGGTGAGTTGGCCAATCAATCCTGCTTTCTCAGCAGCTTCCTTTTGATCGACCGAAAGCTTCTGAAGTCGCCCTATTTGGCGACCAAGCTCCTGAGATTGCTCAACTGGGCCGGTGATATATTTGCCAGTCAAAGCCTCTTCTGTTCCAGCCGTTTCAAGCAAACGCCTGCGGTTTTCCGCATCGGTTCGATTTGCCTCTAATTCAAGCTGACGTTTCAACATTTCGGCTTGCTGGATCTTCATCCGCTCAATCATCCGCTGCTCGTTGCGTTTATCCAGATCCTCTTGTAGCAACGCCTGACGCGCACGAGCCGCTTCCTGAGCCTTCTCGGTGCTACCAGTAATGGCACCAGCAAGACCACCTGTCAGAACATTGAGAAGGCGAGTCGGAACACCCGTGCGATATTTGGATGCCTGTTCAAGCGTTCCAACATCGGGATAATTTTGTGTAGCCATAAGTTAGTAGCCTCCAGCGAAAGTGTTTTTCTTGCGAAGTGTTCCGGGTTCGACGGGCATGGGCATTGCGCTGCGATCAGGATTGAGTTCGCTGCCAACGGGTTCTGGAACCGGAGGATTTCCGTAGGCTTTCATTCGCTCTTCCAGACGGCGTTGGAGTTCATCCTGAATGATCTGCTGCTTCGCCATATCTCGCTGCTCCAGCTTGTCGTTCATGCCGCTGGCCTGACCGTAGATGCCTCCAGTCAGCAGGTTTCCGAGGCGTTCCATGATGCTCGGATCATACTTCGCAGCTTCGCGAACCAGCTCCGGGTTAGCGCGGAATGCCTCGGCCTCAGCGAGCTTCTGCTGCTCAAGCTCCTTGTCGCGCCCGCTGAGACTATTGTATAGGCCAGCAGTGGCGAAGTTGGCAGCGTTCTGTAGGAAGTTCTCGAAAGCCATGATGGTTACTTTCTCAGATCGTTGAGCATGGATCGACCGGCCATGCGACCGTTTATCACGCGCATTGCCGCAGCGAGGATCTCATCGGGGTCGTAGTTGACGTAGCCCATGTACGGGCTTTCCAGAACATCAGCGCGTCGGGCCGGAATCGGAACCGTTGGTGGTTCGATTGGAGCGGGCTTGGTATACTGCGGCTCGCTGGGAGCTTGCGGCAGGATTGGTACGTTCGGCTGCTCGGGAACGATTGGAGGCAGAGCAAGATCAACAATCGGATTTGGTCTGACGGTTGATTCAGGAATCTGTACCAACTGCCCACCAGGAAATCCAACAAGCCCTGTACCAGTCTCGGAAGTTTCACCTCCGGGAATGAACCAATAGCTTGATCCGGTATCGTTCGCCATAAATCAGGCTTTCGGAACCATGCTCTTGATCCGACCGATCATCCAGTTGGCCACTAGCTTCTTCGCCTTCGGCTTGTCCTTGAGCCACTTGGCAAACTTCTCGGCATTGCTGTCATAGAAGCTCTTGAACCAAGCGGGACCAACAAGTTCCTTCCAGAAGTAGAACGCCTCCCACTGATCGGGAATGCACTCACGGGCGACGTAGCAACCAGCGGCACTTCCCAGTGCGCCGATTGCGCTGGTGACACCCTTGACGATAGCCAAAGGAGAATTGGCCTGCGAAGCCTCGAACGCATTCTGCGCGTTCTGGAGGGCGAAGCTCGAACCCAGTTGCATGAGTTGACCCGGACCTGCCTGCTGCATGCCTTGAACCATCTGTGGGGCATTGAACGGAGACGCACCCTGCTGGAGTCCGCCAAGCTGAGCGGCTTGCGAGACGATAGGCTGGAGACCAAGGGCAGATTGGATGTTCGCCAAGTTCTGCTGCTGTGCGCCCTGACGCTGTTGTTGAGCAGACATTTGGCCTGCGAAGGTCTGCTGAGCGGCGGTGTTCCGCTGGCCGGTGGCTGCGAGAATGTTCTGGAACGCTTCCTGAGCCTGACGATTGGCGACATCGCTGGATGTTTGACCGCTCTGGAGCAGTCCAAGAGCCTGCTGACGGCGTTGGACATCGGCGTTGGAGATAGCCTCACCAACCGCCCGCGCCTCGCGGAAAGCGGAGAGGTTTCCAAGGATGTTGCCACTGGCAGCACCACGAGCGCGAGCGGCCTGCTCAGCGGCTCGGATCATCGATGGATCAAGCGTTCCAGCTTGAGCGAGACCGGCACTGATCTGGCGTTCGAGATTGCTGCGGATATCACGAGCGGCTCCGGTATCCTGCGGAGCGGTAGGCATTCCAACGCGCTCGTAACCAGGAGCGGTGGGAGATGTCTCATCCAGCCTGCTTTTCCCACTCTGAAGAGCGGACAAGAACTGATCGTAGAGCTTGTAACGCTCGGGATCAGCAGCAGCGAGTTCGGCCTTTCGCTGTTGAGCAAATTGGGTTCCGTATTGCTGAGCAAGCTTGAGCTGAGCGGCAGCATTGATCGGAGCCAGCTCATTCTGAAGGATCTGTTGCGCCCGCGTCAGATCAGCATCGGACTTGCCGGTATAGTCATAGTTTACCGTCTTGAACCTTCCGGTTTCGTTTCCAGAGGAATCAAGAACGGGCATCTGATAGCTGCCCTTCGTTCCCATGCGTGATGCAGCCTCGATCTCACGGAGGATCGGGAAAGTCTCGGCCTGAGAGTACACCGCAGCCCTATTGGCAGCGGACATATTTGGAGCTTGGTAACTACCACCCATAAGAAATCCTTCGGTTCATCAGCAGTTTGAAGTATCTGTCGAAATCGTACAAACGGGAAACGCCTCTGCTGAATCCTCCCACCTTGGTGACCTTATCAGAACAGACGGTCATCATGGCCAACCAGAGCGTCTGAACGGCTTCTGGCTCCACTCCAACGACCATCTCTATCCAAGCGATGTGGCCATCAGGGAAGTTGTTGTTGATGTCTTGCGCTTCCTCGATTGAGTTCAGGAAACGAACAGCTCCGACACCAATGCACTCGCCCTTTTCATTCTTGATGATTCCGATCTGCTTCATCTTGTTGAAGATGCCGATCCAGTTCAGGAGCTGATCATCGTTCCATGTGGAACAAGTTGGCCAATGCTGTCGCAGCAGCTTGGCCGCTTCGATGATAGATGAATGCGCGTTCATTGCTGAGGACGCACAGAATCGACGAATCCAGAGAGAATGGCGGATTGGAATGACAGGCGACAGCCCGATTCAGCGGTTGTGCGAATTCGGAACTGCATCGTGTTCCAGCGTCCCGCGCTGATCAAGTTGTAAGCCTTGAGATCCTTGAACGTGCCAGTCGGAATCGAAACCCCAGTGGCAAGATCGGTGAACGAGCTGCTCATGTTCTTGCAGTAAGCAGCCTCAATTCCAATGGGGATGTTGTACGGGTTGTCGAACGCGAACTGAATGCTGTATCCGATCTTGTCAGGAATCGGTTCCCCGAGGTTGTAAGCCTTCGTGGTGATGCTCGATATGTACACCGATCCACCATCGTAGTACGCCATTTGAGTGGGCGGATCGAACCGGCTTGCTGGGAGATAATCGTTGAATGCCCAGACTTGGCCCGCTGAGGTGCTGAGGCTCAACACCTGACCGGCGAACATCAGGATGGGTCCGCGAGCCGAGAAGTTGGTGGTAACGAAGTCGTTTGCCTGCCAGTTGTCCCAGTATCCAAGCCAAGAGCGGGCCAGTGCATGGTACACGATGACCGCATTGTTGGTGGTCTGCGAAGTTCCTCCATCTGGAATCAGGGGAACCGACAGCATGTACCGGTTATTCCAGTACACACCGTCGCAGAGTGCGTACTGAGCTTTGTCGATTCGGCTGATGATGTCTCCGATGGGAGACGACAGCGCGAGTCCCGTGCTGGTCTGAGTGCCTGCTTGAATCTGCGAAAGCGAGCGTATGCCGTCCCGAGTCAGGAAGAATACATCAGGGCCAACAGCAGCAATGGACCGGTGCGAGGCGCAACCGACATTTCCAGAGATGATCGAGATGACCCAATCCGCAGGATCTTGCGTAGGATCGGCATCCACGGACCAGATGGACCGTTCCTTGAAGACGAGCAACTTGTATCCGAACCACGAGTAGATGCCAGTGATCGGATCTCCGTCACCGCCCACTCGAATGGAACCAAGCGGGTCCCAAGTTTCGCCATCGAGAAGATCGGAGAAGTAGAGGGTATCGGGAGGGATGGCTGTATCACCGGACACGCAGAATAAACGCTGCATGTGCGTGGTGAGGTACAGCGGCTTGCTGGGAGGAGTGAGCGAAACGAATGCAACAGCGTGGGCACCGCCACCGCCAGCAATGTTGACTGTTGGAGCGGTGGTGTATCCGCTGCCGGGATTATCAATGCGAATCGAAAGCACGTTGCCATCGAGTCCGCAGATGGCAGTCGCCGTAGCGGTTACACCGCTCGGAGGAGCAGCGATTGTGACAGCGGGAACAGCGGACAGGTTTGATCCCTGATTGATGACATCGATTCGACTGATCTTTCCGGCAGTGACAGATGAGTCTGTGGCACTACTGGTGATGTACTTCAGAGATCCGTATCCGTCGGAATAGAACAGCTTGTCGTTTAGCTGAGCGAAGTACACGAACTTCGCGGCAGCATTAAGCGTGGCACCGGTTATCGCGGTGTAGTTTGATGCGAGATCCGTTGACCATAGTTGCTTTATTGATCCGGTCGGATTCAGCAGCGCAACGATGAGGCGTTCGGATGCAGCAGTGTCGAAATAGAATCCTGAGTAAACCGTGCAGTTGTTTGGGAGGTTCGACAGGTAGTAGCTGGTCGTGGATTCCCAGTTGGTAGTGGTGCTTTCCCAATTCAACGAACTGCTGTTGCCAACGATGGATGTGGTTCCGAATCGGCTTACGAGATTTCCGAAATCATCGTAGTCCATGTTCATGGCCCACTCGACGCTGGTCGCCGGAATCGCATCAGGGCGAGTAGCGGAAATGACACCAGTGCTGAACCCATTGCTTCCATCCAGAAGCATCTGGTCGTCGAGTGCGTCTGAGGATTGGAATGGCATTAGGTGATGTCCTGAAAGGTGTAATCGTAGAGGCTATCAGGAATGATCCGGCTGATCTGTTGCTGCTGACCTCGCTCCATGTCCTTCATAATGGAGACCTGAGCGGCCCCCTCTTGGAACTTGGCTTGGGCTTTGCCGTACTGCCGCGAGTATTCGAGGAGATCGCCTTCGGTGTAGGCCATCAGTGCATTCTCAACACCGTGCAGCTCGAAGTTGCTGTCGTTGGTGATGGTTTGAGCCTCACCTAACTGACGCATCTGCGACTGCTTCTTGCCGAGAACGAAGAGCGTTCCGTTGACGTTGGGAACTGGGATGAGCTTGATCCTCGGGACACCGGCAAGTCCGTAGGCAACGTCCATGTTGCGGACCCAGTTCACGAAGTTGTTGGGCGTTGACTTACGGCTATCGACGTTGTTCCAGGTGTTGGGATCGAGCTGGAAGAACGACACCCATTCAGCGGACGGGATCTCGATGCCATCGGTATCTCCATCAACCGTGAACTTCGCGGCCACCGGAAAGTCCATGTACATGTTGTACCCGGTGTTTGAGGAGTAGGTGCTGGTGATGAAGGTGCTGATGGTATTGATCTCATCCCCATTGTTGATGGGGATCGAGGTCACCCCGAGGGTATCGTTCCACAGGCACGAATCCCAGATCATGGAGTAGCGGCGGATACAGAACTTCTTGGCCAACGCGAGCGTGGCCGAGTCCGTGAACGACAACTTATCGCAAGCCGCTTGCGCTACTTCAGATGGTTTCATTAGGCGAAGTATTCCTGAAGGACCATGTTGGAAGAACAGCGGCAGCGATCAGCGGCAGAACCGCCAGTATTGTCGCTTGAGCTGTAATTGATGTACAAAGTCGCAGTTGTTGCACCTCTGTTATACACATGAATCCTGTATTCAACCGCTGAAGCAGACGATGGTGAATCCCAGAACTGAATGAACTTATTTGCAATTTGATCTCCACCGTCTGAAAACACACAAGGAGCAATACCATTAAGAGATGACGCATCTCCGCTTGCAGTTTGCCCTATTTCAGTTCCATTGCGAGTAAGCCTGAAGCTGGCCAACTTTGATACTCCAGTGTTTGCGCCATAATTGAGCATTATGGTTACAAGCACCTTTGAAGATGTGGATCTTGGAGTGATCGAAGTTCTAAGATCAACAATCTCAGTTCCAAATGAAGTGTTTGATGACGTTACGGTTCTGTTCTGATTAAGCAGCGAAGAGTTGGACTGAGGGAACAGCGTTGCCAAGAACGCACTAGCTGGCGATATCTTAACCCTGCTTGAATCAGCCGAATCAACAATCAATACGCTATCTGCCGAGATGGGTACCGTTTTAACTGGTACACCAGGAATAGTTACGTTGGCAGAATTGATTGTAAGCAGATCTCCAGCGGCATTTCCTATTGTGGTATTACCATTAACGGTAAGATTTCCGCTTGTGGACAGAGATGTTCCACTAATGGAAGAGCTGGATGAAATCGAACCGGTTACTGAAAGGTTGTTCGATATTACAGTAGCACCAGTAACATTGAGTGTGCTGCTTATCGTTAATGGATTAGCAAATGTTACGTTTCCAAAAAACGATGCGGATGCATTGCATGTAAAATTTCCTGAAACGGCAAGAAATCCAGCAATGGTGTTTGATGCGGACGCATTGGTTTGACTAATAGCTCCGTACACCGACAAGGTGCCTGCGCTTGTGGAGATGTTTCCGCTTGCTGAGAGTGAAGAGAACGTGGCTGCTCCAGAAACTCCGAGGGATGAGAGCGTGGTAGCTCCGGTGACTGCGAGTGTTCCGGCTACCGCAGTATTACCGCTTGCGGATGCAACCGTGAACTTGTTGGTGGCTACCGAGAAGTTTCCTAGGCTGTTGATTGCTAGGGTTGAGAGCTGGAGCGCGGAATCGTTTCCGTTACCATCGGTGATGGTGCGAAGGCTTCCGTTCAGGACCGTGTTGTCGGTGGTCTTGAGTAGGCCAGTGTAGGTCGATGCGACCGTATTTCCTGTAAGTGATGTTCCCATACTATTCCTTTGGAAGTGCGTACCATCCTTCGTGGATTGTCACGCGGTTTTGAGACTTGGTTGGATTGCCCTGGGCATCTCTGACCCAAACGCGAGCCTTAACGCTCTCAGCGAGGCGTATAGGCTCACCGTGGGGCACCATCACCACTCTTGTTGAGCAGCTTGCGGTCAGAATCAGCAATGCGATCCAATAGCTTCTTTTTGAGTTCTGGATCGGGTTTTGCATCTTCTGCGATGTAGGGAGTTTTCGCAAGCCATACCAGCCACTTGAGAATGGCTGATACGATTTGCTCGATCACATTCATTCCGGCTTCTTCTCGGCATCCTTGGCCATGATCAAACCGATTCCGGCCGTCACCGCCGCGATGGTCGTGGTCAGGTCAAGGTTGGTGCTGGGGTCACCGTCGAACAGTGATTTGAGCGCACCACCGACAGCGACCATGATTGCACCAACGCCAGCGAGAGTAGTTTTCCAGTTCATTTTTTGAGAGCTTTGTAGAGTCCGATTGCAGCGGCGATGAAGGCCAACACAGCAGCACCAAGCTGGAACCACTGTGTCAGTTGGGGGATTAATGAAACCGCACCAGCGGCGGCAGCGGTCGCCAGAGAGACTCCCACTCCACTGCTGCTATTGGTATCGGTTTGCATGATTAGCTCAGAGCAACCCTGATGGAGTTTTCGTTGGAGTCAATGAACGGCACTCCAATCACGCGGCCGTCGCCATAGATGGCGGTGACAACATAGTCTTTATCGTCCTGCGGGATGACTTCGGCGGTTCTGACGATCATTCCATTGGCAATGACGTTGGGGTTGACCTGAATTGGCGGGTCGAAGGTGATGGTTTCCATAGATCAGGCGGCAACGGTGTATAGGATGGTGAATTGCAGGGTGGCGGCGGTGCTGCTTTGCACCCACAACTGTCCGCCGCTGCTGAACGGTTGCGCGATTGTGAGCTTCTGTCGGCCAGCAACAACCGATGCTGCGTTCACGATGATATTCCCTGCCACTGCGTCCCGAATAGTCACGGTCGCAGTACCGGTCGAGTTCACGATGATGTCCTCAATGATGGCGTTGGTGGGAATAGCCAGCGTTCCAAACACCTGCTGGTTGGTCGCCGTGCTTGTCGTCGCGTAAACAACCGCCATGCGCTTCGGCTGCGTGAACTCCACACCGTTGACTAGCGTACCGTGCAGCGCGTTGGTCGAGCGGTCGGTGGCTTGGTAGCCAGCACCGACGGTGAAGTCGAGGTCTACGATTGCGCCGATGCGGGTGGCTGTAACAGCGCGGATGTAGAAAACATCCGTTCCATTTCCTGTTCCGCTAAAGTTTTGATTTACACGAAGAAACGCGTCACCGGTTGCAACACCTTCAGCCGAAACATCGGTCCAAGCATTTGTGACAATCAATCCACCAACAACTTGAGCAAGTCCAACAAACGCCCTCAAAGTTGTTATTTGAGTTTGTCCGCTTGGGATGTAATACGCAAAATTGAATCGGTAACGCTTTGAAGGAATGACAGTGGAGCTTCTACTCAAACCGTCCGCAGTATTTGATCCAGATCCAATCGTATAGCGCAGGTTGTTATCCTGACCTCCAATACCGTCAATGTTGCCTGCGGCTGTTCCGTTAGCGGCGCTCCAACCATCCACTCCAACCGAGAAGTCACTGGTGTAAGCCGCCGTCTGACTTCCCCACTGATCCGCCGGATTCACGCCGACAGTGATAAGCTCGGTGACATCAGAAGCGGACAATGCGCGGTTGAAGACGACGGAGCGGTAGATGCGTCCGGTGAACAACGAAGCACCAACGGCCATTCCAACATTGCAGAAGGTAGAGGTAACCGCTGCGCTCCAAGCGGGAGGCGTTCCAGAGGTTGTCTCGATGTAAGCGGTATCGGTTCCGTTGATGTAGATTTTGACCGTGGTTCCCGTTCGAGTCACCACAACGTCCACGACCTGACCCGTGTACGCGGCAAGGAATCCGTTGATTGTGGCTTGTCGAATATCGGATGTCGTCGCGCCATAGAGACGAAGCGCCAACTCTCCAGCATTCGCCGCAAGGAACAAGTGTGCGGATTCAGCTTGGGCGGTTGCCGTCGCATTTGAAGTCAGCGCAACCAACCCACGATTGACGGCATTTACGGAAGCCGGAACTCGAAATCTAGCCCACACACTGAAGTCACCCGTGCCGATATTCTGACCCGTCAGCGTCGAGGTGATTCGCGTGCTTGCCGTCGCCCCATCGAACGCCACCGCAGCGTAGTCGGAAGCGGCGGCGCGGATGGCGGAGCCAATTCCTCCAACAGCAGGGCCGTTGAAAAGCTCAGTCCTGCTGATCTTGCGGGTGGTCGATGCGCTGTTCTGCCAGATCGGGATCTGGTCCGCCGTCTGATCGACGTTCGCTCCGGTGAGTGCTGTCAGTCCGTTGATTGTTGAGTCGGCCATAACTATTGAAGGGAGATGAAGAACCGGTCGCCAGAGGCATTAATGGTCAGGTAATCGGTAGCCGTGGCCCACAGAATGAATCCGGTAGTATCGGTTCCAGATCCAGATCCAGAAGCGACCAGCCCCGTTGCAAGACTTAGTGGTCCACAGGCCATGTTAGGAGTTGATGATTCCGTTGTAAGCGATCACAGAACCGGACGTAAGTTGGAAGCTTGCGATTGGTCCGGGCATGGTAATGCCAGCAGGAATGGTGGTCGCGCTCCAGGTCCCAGAGATGTTGTTTCCGGTGATCGAGGTGAAGATCGTTGGAACAACAGTTGTGATGGCAACAAATGGGCCGGTGGTTAAAGCCGTGTTTGTCACGAGCCGGAAGCCCGAATTTCCCATCGAATACTGGATCGCTTGATTTGATACGTCGCTCATATATCCCAGATCTTCCGAATTTGATTCTTGCTGAAAGTGCTTTCAAAGCGGGAACCCTGCCGGTCTTCCATCCGGCTGAATCCCTTCTTCACATGGTCCTTGAGTTCGGCTTCACGAGCAAAACCGGTGACCCCGAAGCGGGCCACCGGCTGTCGCGTCCACCGTTTCCCATCAAGGACAACAGAGTCAGTGCCCATCGGAGCGATATGCTCGATGGACCGGCCATTGTTCTCGAAGGTGTAGATCGGCATGTTAGGACTCCATCTCGCTATCGTACTTGGAAACCATTTCGCGCATGCCCTTTTCATCCATAGGCTGCTTGGCTTCCATCGCATCCTCACCGGTCTTCTCGTACTCAGCGGGCATACCGTTCACGCTCTTGATCTCAACATAGGCTTCGCCGCCTTTGAGCTTCTTGAGAATGCCTCGCACATCATCGAGAATCACTTCATCACCAACCTCAGGAGTGGCCTGTTGGCCATCTTCCATGTCAGTGGAAAGAGCCTCGACTGGAATAGAAATCATGGGCGCATTGTTGTCAGCCTCTTCACATCCGCAAGCGGAATGAGAAGGGGCACCACCGATTGCTCGATGATGCCCCTTTGGGCTGACGGCAATCACCGTAATGGTGGCCGTCTGTGGTCGCATATTACAGCGTGGTCGAGGTCTTAGTACGATGCACCAAGTACCAGGTCGGGTTACCGGTGGAACCGGTGTTACCAGCGGCCAAGCGCAGAGCGGCGAAGTACAGCTTCACACCAACGGTGATGAGCTGGTTCAACGGATCACTCTTGTCAGGGGTATCGGTGATCACGATCTTCGGAGACAACGGATCATCACCGGTCAAAGCGGGGATACCAAACGCCTCATTGCCCAAGAAGAACGAGGCAATGATGTCCTTGCTGACAGCCAAACCACCACCAGCGGAGGTCGCCTGATAAACAAACTCGTCCGAAGCGGTCGCGGAACCGGTGCTGACAAACGAGTTGGTCTGGGTAACAACACGGCAACCATAGATGGAACCCACTTCGCCCTTATAGAACGGTTGGCCCTTGTTGCCGTAGTTGGAGGCGTTCAACCAGTCGGCATCGCGCATCAGGTCGCGGGCAACTCGGGGATCGGTCGCGAGGACGTAGCCACCGTTGATCAGCGGAGCGCGGTTGCGTTTCAGGCGGGTCATGGAATCGAGGACGGCGGATGCCGTCATCGTGGTGTTGGCAGCAGTGGTATCGCTGTTCAGAGCGGAGAAGCTCTGGGTGGTCAGCGTAGCAGGGTTGCCGTACACCTTCACACCGCCAGAGCTGGCGACGGTGTTCACAGCGTCCGAGTTATCGAACGTACCAGCACCCTCAGCAGCGGAACCGATGGACGAACCGCTCGCAGTGAGGTTGGAACCAACCAACACGTTACGGATCACGGAGTCAACCCAGAGGGCCATGTCCAGACCGGAGGTCTTGGTGGCCTGCTGGAGCGAGTTGAACAGGTCCGTAGCGCGGAGGATGTCGGTCAAACCGATCACCTGACCATACTGGGCGAGCGACTTGCTCAGGCTGTTCAGGGCCAGAGCGCGGTAAGCAGCAGGAGCAATGGCCGTGCCTTCAGTTCCAATGGTAGCAACGCTGCCAATGCTCGGCGCACCGAAGCGGAACATCGAGATGGCTTTGTTACCATTGTTCTTGGGGATCGGAGCCTTCATGGAGAACTGATCCAGAATCGTCTCCTGCTGTACGATGGAGAGCAGTTCCTTACTGAAGTAGTTCTGGAACTGGCTCGTGAGCGTGGTTGAAGTAGTAACTGGCATATTTTAGTTGTGGTTGGCCATTAGTTCTCGTCCCGGTCGAACTCTCTCGTCGCTCGCATGAGCGCATCCCTTTGCTCCTTCAGGGATAGCTTGGAGAAATCCTTCTCCTCTGCTTTGAGTTGTCCTGCCGGTACGCTTTTACCAATGGCGGTCTTCTGCTGGAGCTTACTGAGTTGTTCTTTCAGAGACTTATTCTCGGCTTCCATCGACTGAGATCGTTCGGCTGCATTCTGGAGCTTCACAATTTCGACAGCGTGAACGAGTCCATCAGGAGTCGCGGTCAACAGCGGGAAATTATTCAGAAGCTGAACAGTACGCTTGTACTCAGAGCTGTTCTGATCTTTCAGCCAAGCCTCCTTCTCGGACAACTTGCCGTAGTTTTCAGCCCATGACTTCTGGAACTGCTCCTGTTGAACCTTCTGCTGTCTTTCACCAGCCGCTTTCCTGACATTATCAGCCTTGGCTCGCGCTGCCTTGGCCAACTGAGAATCGCCATCAGCCTCGAACTCCTTAGCCGCAGCCTCGTAGTCCTCCGCCGTATAGCCCTTCTCGTCCCGATGAGAATTGGTCTCGGTAGCCTTGGATTGCTCCCGGCTCCTGCTCCATTCCTCACGCTCACGCTTCACCGCTTCGCGCTCAGCCTTGAGGGCCTCCTTCTCAGCGTTGATTTGCTCCCAGGTCTTGGCCTTTCGGTTCTGCTCCTGGGCGAACTTGCTCTTCTCCTTCTCAACCTTCGGCTCAGTCTTGCTGGTCGCCTTCGGCTCAGTCTCTGACTTTGTGCTTACTTCCTTCTCACCACCATCGAACTCTTTGCTGGCGGTCACCTCATTGGAGGATTCCTGCTCAGTCGAAGCTGTCTCACTTGGTGTTGGAGACGACTCCCTTGGCTGGCTGTCGATATCGACACCGGCATCGTGATCTCTGGCTAGGGCGAGTAGGCCATCTGCACTGATTGATTCGTCTGACATGTTGTGCTTTTACTCGTTTGCTGGTCCGCACAGACCAACAACCGCAACTTTGATCCTATGTATTCGTGGCAGAATCCGGATCATCTTCCTGCCCCGTAATTGATTCCTGATCGGCCATCATCTCGATGACCTTCACAAGACTGGCCTGACCCATTGCAAATCCTGAGGAGTATTGCAAATGGTTTCGGTCAGTTATAGCAGAAGCGTTCTGCATTAGCACAGTGTTTAACAGTGCGTCCTTGAATCGTTTGCCAGTATCGCTTCTGAAGAAATTGTTGAGCGCAGCCGCGTCCTCCTTTCGCCAAGGAAGCGGATCAACCCACATCTGATGCCGCGAGAAAGTCCAAGCGGTCCTGAGTTTCGCGAGGAAGCTTACCATGCTTTGCAACTCCAGGTTCTAGGCTTCGTGATATCCGTCGCCGTATCGCAGTTATGCCGCGCACGGAAGTTCTTTCGCCGTTCCGGGTCATCCTTCTTGATCTCCATCTTCGGATCACCGAATCGGACCTTGATGATCGTCCCCTTCGGGTTGCGAACATACACGGCCTTCTTCTTGGCCTCGCTAGGAGTGTAGAACGGCTTGTTCAGCGTTACCTTCTTGCCTTGGTACTCGGCCATATCAGGACTGGAATAGGGGTGAATCCTGCAATTCCTTGATGTTCTCGGACTTCCTAGTCTTCTGGAACCTGATTTTCGGTGCCACACCCTCCTCAAGCTGCTCCAAATTGGTAGCTACATGAGGAGTAGGGGCCGGAATCGCAGTCGGAATCGGCTGAGGGGGTTCAACAATGGTAGTCATAGCGTGAAATTCACCGCACCAATCAAAACTTAGCACAGTAGGCCAACAAGTGGGTCTACTGGTGGGCGGGAACCTCCGACAAGTGCTGTCAGAGGCTCGATATCGGCAATCTTTGCAGGTCATTTGTGTTCTTAAACAGGGGCTTGCGCCATCTCAGGCTGCGGAACCGGTACTTGCTGCTGCTGATTCGGCAAAAGACCGCTGCCCGTGAGGAATTTCTGGATCTCCTTCCGCAATTTCCGCGCCTCATTGGTCGCCACCTGCTCGTAAGCCTGTAGCAGGGAGTCCAAACGCACCATGAACGCATTCTGCGCCGCAGGACTGAACTGCTGACCCTGCTGGATCGCTCCATTCAGGTACTGCATCAGCACCCCAATGCGCCCGGCATAGTTCTGACCCGGCTTCGCGGGCACCGGAATGCCCACCAGCAGAGTCGGAATCGTCTTGGTCTCGTCCTCCAGCTCGTCCTGCTGCTTCTGACCCGGATCACGGATCAATTTCTTGATCAGGCTCGGGTCATCCAGCTCCATGATGCTCTTGTCCAAGGCCACCTGATCCACCCAGGGCGAGTTCATAAAGAGCTGCTTCCGATTGATGGCCTGCTGAACCATCATCTGACGGCTCACCATGTCCATTCCACCCTTCGGCTCCAGCTCATACTGGTCATGCAGAGCCACCGGATCAGCATCCAGCGAATCCTCCGCGAACCGGTAGCGCAAACTCTTGCTATCGTACTGCACATACAAGCTCCAAGCCTGCCGGTACAGCTTGCCAAGTGCCATGCGGAACAATCGCGCCCGCAGATCCCCGCTCTGCATCGACTGAGCGTTGATGCTCTGGATCTCGGTCGCTGTCCGCCGATCACTGCCGCTGCTCATCGCACTGCTCATCGCGTAGTCCGGGCTACCGATCCGGTTCTCCGCAATGGCCCGCGTCTGATTCAGCTCCTGATCAAAGCTCACGGGCGGCTGCGGCATCTGAACCGGGGCCACGCCATACGGGAGGATCTGTCCCGGCTGGAACCGCAGGTTGATGCTGTTGGGCAGCTCCCGTTCCGCACGGAACAGCGGGCGATTGTACAGCGTCATCGCGTCATGCTTGTGATTCCACATAGCAGTCATGCTCAGCTCGAACGCCGCCAGAATCTCGCACACGCCTCGCGGGCTGAACCAGCCCTTGTCCTTGATCTCATACGGGAAATCCACGAACGGGCATTGGCCATGATCATAGGGCAATTCCATCGGGTCCCGCAGATCGAGATCCACCGCCGCAGGGCTATAGGTATAAACCTCCCACACCCCATCATCCCGCTTCCGGTAAACCTCCCAAACGATCACGCCATCCGTGTTCGTGGTGTAAGTGATACCCTCGCGCAACTGCTTCGCGCTATCCTCGGTCGCCGCCCCCGGAATGTTATCATCCTGCTGCGGATTCCCCCGGATCTTCTCAATGGTCTTGGGATCGCTCTTCCATCCCAACTGCGCGGCCACCCGCTTGTAAGCCGGAACACTCATCGGCATCACATGCACCGCCCAGTCCGCATCCTGCAAATCTACCGTATACGCCGGGACCACGAAATACATCGGATCAATCGCCTCAAATCCCACCTGCTTATCACCGGGATTCCAGAAGCACTTCATCACACCACGCCCGCTCATCAGCGTGTAATCCACCCAGCTCAATACCTCATCAATGAAGTTGGTCTTCTCCCGAATCTTGTAATTGAACCAATCCTCCGCTACCTTCGTATACGCATTCAACTGCTGGCGCATCGGCACAAAGCTGGCCACTACATCCATGCCGAGTGCCTGCTGGAGGAATAGCGGCTTCAGCTTCTCGATGGCCGTATCAATGAGCGGCCAATGCAGATCCGCCGCCTTCGGCCAGGGCTTATTCGCACGGCGCAAACCATTGTGCCGCAGCTCATACCACCGAGTCTGACGTATCTCCCACGGACTGCGCTGGCTCACGGCCTCCACGATCTGGCCCTGCAACGCATTCCGCTGTTTATCGCTCATCATAAAATATTGCTCCTTTCCTACCCCCCAACATCACATCCAGCA